CAGAGAAGCTGCAGTTATACACTGATACTTACAATCATATATAAAAATTCTGGAATAAGAAATAGTAATAATTAATTTAATAAACCCCTTTACTTTTAAAGTAAATGAGTATATGATGAGTGTATAAGTAATTAATTAAGGAGAAAAACTTATGAATAAAAGCATTGAACATTTTGCTAAACGACTAATCGACGAAAACGGTAACGACATGGTAGATTCCTACTGGTCTGACACTAATGCATTTGGGGAAGGTACAGTTTCCCATTGGCTTGCCTTAGAATCAAAATATGAATGGTCATCTACTGGTACATCTTGTTTACATGAACAATTAAAACCATTTATAGCTTGTTTAAAGAATGATAGAATCTATGGCTATGAGACTGATCTAGAACTAGCTGTTGTTGGGGACTACATACTTGGCGAGGATGGTAAGCCTAAAAACTTTAACCCCTTTTCTAACGGTACTTACAGGAGAAGGAAATGAGGGATCGTCAAAGACAAAAGGTTTACGACTGGGAAAACAAATCTAGGTGGAGTGGTAAATCTACTAACGAACTAAACGAACAACAATGTTTATTTATTATAAATAGTTTAAATAAGATTTATGCAGATATGCGTGTTGAAACGAAGTTTGTAAACGGTGACAGAAGGTATGCCACTTGTGCTTCGTATGTTGTTAATCATGTTATAAAACTACCTAGACAATGGGCACTATGCTGGTCAGTTGTTTTACACGAATATGCTCACGCCTTATCTTCTGATAGAAAATATAAAAAACTTCGTAACCGTGCTATAGAACCACACGGGAAAGAATTCGTAACAGCTTTCTGTGTGTTGTTACATAAATTCCACCCTGACCAACCTAGTTATAAAGAACTTAGTCAAAGTTTACGAGACGCAAATGTAGACTTTGAGCATATGGAAAGTTCTAAACTCCACAAACAGATTGGTAGAAAAACTATTAAGCTAACTAAGGTTAAGGAAGATAAAGATTACGACTTTACTACAAGTCTACTTAAACTTAGTTTAGAAGGTAGAAGAAGAACTGCTGCTGGCGACGGTCACTATAAACCTAAAACTAAAATGAACAGAGTATTGTGTGTTTTAGACTACTCTATTATTTTTCTATACAGAGATAAACCGATTACCTACAAACAACTAGAATCAAGTTTCAAGAAGTTACCTGTTGTTAACGATCACTATAATAAACTAATACATAAAGTTATAGATAATCATGGTAAACTAGAACTTAGCTTAGTTAAGTATATGATTAAGCAAGGTCTAATCGTTGCTACTTCTACTCAAAACAGGGGGTAGATTACCCTTAACTCCTAACCAAAAACTCCTTGGAACTCATCTGGGGAGTCAGTTTTTAGACTTTAAGCCCAAACTTTAACCTTCTTACCACCCCAGTACTCCACAGCGTGTCCTTCTGTTATTAACATAGCACAGATATCTTCACCATCTATCGTATGCGGAATACCTAGTATCCTGCCATATTTACCTTTACCCAGAGATTGTACTTGTAGCTTCTCACCACACAGTTCTATTAGTCTTTCTTTTGCTTTTAACCCTAATGCTTTTTCACCAAGATTTCTTGTTCTGCTTTCTGGTGTATCTATTCCTGCCAACCGTACTCTTTGTTTAGATAAAATAACATTAAAACCTAAATCAATATGAACATCTATTGTGTCTCCATCGATAACTCTGTCTAATGTGCAATTGTAATAAAATGGTGTAGCCATGTTAGTTGTAGTATCTCTCTACATCCCAACCTGCTTTAGAAGTACCAAGATTTATTGTGATATCTCCGTTTGTTTTTACAGACACATCACCTAGTGTTGCTTTAGCTTCATAACCTTCTGGGTCTCTAGGTGTTCCTAAATCAATCCAGTAATTTCCTGCATAAACTTGTAGTACACCTATAGAAGTATTCCAAATTAATGTTCCTGGATCAAAATACAATGTATCTCGAACAGCTGTTGTTATTTGTCTAGTGTTGTCAGGATCAAACTCCCCTAGGTTTATCTCTAGTATACGAACTAATCTATTGTAGATTTCACTAGAGATCTCTGGAGTGTTAGCTATAGGTAATCTTGTAGGTAATAACTTACTCATCTTTTTCCATCAGGTCTTATCTCTAACCTAGTAGTACCTAAACGCCATCCGACATCGTCATTACCAGTAGAAGAAGCATCGTCATCTGATTCAAACCGTAACACTACTTGTCTTGACCTAGTTCTAACATCTGCTTTTTGTGTTGTACTGCCTACAGCTGAAGTAGTCTTAGTAACTAGACTGTCTCCTGGATAATCTCTTGTTTTTAAAACAATATTAATTTTTCCTTCATCACTGTTGTTTAGAAAGTTTAGATCAGGAATAATTTTACTAACAAACGCATATGATTCTCCATCACCTATGTCAAAATCAGAGCTTTCTATAAACACATTTGTCATTGGACTTCCATCGTCATTGTAACCAAACTCATGTTGATACAAATAATTACTTGAAGTAGCTCTTGGGTAAGATTCTATACCTTGGTCTAACCAAGCTGTTCTGCTAAGATTACCGTATGTCCAAACATTGTCTGTATAATCATAACAAACATATCTATCTATTTCTATACTGGAGGAAGAGCAATAAAACCAACCTATTTCATCAAATCTTGCATTACTAAAAGCAACCGTTTTAAAAATTTGTGATATGTTTATGTCATCAAAAACATAAGTCTGTACACTACAAGGTAGAATTGAAACGCTACCAGTGTACATGTAGAAAGTATTAACACCCATCCAGAACACTGCCTTAGATGTTGCAATTGCTGCTTTTGGACCAGATAAACCACTACCGTTGTTAATTAAATTTAAGCCAAATGTGTACGGTGGTCCAATAAACTGCATGCTGTATAAAGCAGTATCAGTCCAAATCAATATTTCTTGACGAGATTTAACTGCTCCTATAATACTACTACCTTCAGAAAGTCTTAAACTTCCAGCTGTGTTTGTTGTTAAAGGTTCGAACTCTAGAGCATTTTCTTGGTCGCTAAAAGCAACTAACATTGGGTCGATAACTCCTGTTCTAGCACTACCTACTATTGGGTCAGCACCAAGTATAATTAAATGTCTATCTTTTTCGGAAACTATAACCTGTATTCCAACTGTAGGAACTTTGTTTGCTCCAGATAAAGAAGACAGGGCAACAGCTCTATCCGTTCCTAAAGTTTTTGAACTTATGTCGTAATAGTAAACACCACCATTTCTAGGGTTTATCACTAAATCTTCACCAAAATTATCGTGTGTCCATTGTCGTAATTGCCCTGTTTCAGACAAAGATGAAGCTGAACCAAAAGTTCCTTGACCCCAAGTATCTGCACCCCAACCTGTAGAAGGAACATAAACATCTAAACCAGAGTTTATTTGATACTTACCAATAACCGTGCCTTGACCATTTCCGCTATCGCTAGATGTTGCACTAGCAGAAGCTACAAAAGTATAAGTGTTTACAGTTGGAACAGAAACAATTTGATGCTCTGCATTAAGAACAGATGCTGTAATAGCATCACCTAAAGAAACAGCACCACTTATAGTTACAAAATCACCAATCACAGCTCCGTGACTAGTATCAGTAACAGTAATTGTTGAACCGTTTGCTGCTGTTGCAGCAAAAGATATTTCATTAGCACTTGTTGTTAATCGAATTGGTGTGATGTCAAAATAAGAGCTTCCATCTTCTATATAGTATTTATTTGTTGTACCTAAACCCAAATATTTTGTACCGTTTAATCCCACCCAAGCATGTAATGCACGACATGTACCTACAAAAGATTCAGAGTTATCTTTACGCCAACCACCTATTTTTTGTGGTCTTCCACGATTAAAACGAATTAAATTTCCATCAAACCAACCACCTTCAGTATCGTAAGCAGTTCCTTCTCTATCAAATCCAGGTTTAAATTGAAACTTAGCTAAAGGCATTATATTTGACTCCAGTCCTTTCCTTCAAACAACAGAGCTTCTGCCTCTCTTCTTCGTGTCAAACCTTCTAACACTTTTCCACCTGCTTTGTTCCAGCGTTTTATTTGTGCAGGCACTTCTTCATAATTTTCTGCGTTTAAGAATTTGAGCAGTGTACTTGAGTTTAAGTTTGTTGGACCAAGATTGTATGTCCATGAAACTAAAGAATCAAACATACACTGTTCTAACTCAACATTTACTGCCTTTTCAACATGCTCACAATATTCTAGTAATTCATGC